CATAACATAGATGGCGTAACATTTACTACCGTACTTGTCCTCATAGTTTACGTCTTTGAATCCGGCTCGCTCGGCTTGGTAGTCGATTGAGAGTTCGTGGTCGACTCGGGCTGGCTTTTGGTAGACGGCTGACCAGACGATTTCTCCGGGCGAGAACGATTCAGCAATGCAAGACTCAGGGAGTACAGCGACTCCGCTTTCTCTCGCAACTGACGGTACTCCGACTCGCTCAATGAGAGATCTAACGAATCCACTCGATCTAAATAGTCCTGCCGCGATCTCGGCAAGGGACTCTCCGGAAAGGTATCGTTCAACTGCTTCACGAATTTCTTCATTTGATGCTCCTCGTCCGCGATTCTGCTTTTTACGTAGTTCACGATACTCGACTTTATCTTCGTAATCATCTATGATTCTCTGGAGGCGCGTGGTATTGTATGCTATATTTAGCATATCGCACGCAACCTTCTTGGAAATAGGTTGGTTTCCACTCAACAAATCTATAACTTTCGATATATTGCTCTCGCTCAGGTTCTCGTAGTCTTTCTTTTTGATCTTCCGTACCAAAGATTTTCTCCCAATTCTCGTAAAACTTTCTTGTATTTGTAGGACGTTGCTTACTACCCTTGCTCACGTGGGTCATCTCCTATAGACATTCGCAGGTACCAAATAGCTTTTCGGGTATCCTGTTCTTTGTTATCTTTGTTGTTTGCTCTCCAGATATATTTGAATGCGTTAAGGCGGCAGTATTCTGCAAATCCTTCTGGCGATGTTGTTTGTCTCATCGCATCAATACATTCTACACCCTCACGCTTGTAATGTAAAGGACTATTTACTGGGTCATGTACTTTCATTCTACAGCCTCAGCTACATCAGGAAAGTGTGTACTAATAACATCCCAGCACTCTTCTGCAATAATCATGTGCTCTTTCTGAGTGCCGTGACCCCGCCGCAGGTCGCAGTAGTGAATCCACGAACGAAGAGTCCCACTCATGTATAGTGTAGATACTGTGTTGCCTTCTGGTAGCACTGCACGAGCTTGCTCTTTTGCAATACCATTATCTAAGGCCCAACGATACGCTTTCTTTGACGCATCCAGTACTTTCGCCTGCTTCATGTTCCAGTCTTCATACAAGCGCTCGTTTTGAGACTTGTTTCCACCTTTGCCAAAATCTTCTGAGTCTTCTAACTCAATACTGTTTTGACGGTTAGCAGGATCTTGCATTCGTGCTTCACGATAGTAAAAGTCTTCTGCAATTGCGTAACGCTGGCTAAACTCTTGAAAAGAAAAACTACGGTGGCGCAACATCTGTCGAGCAATATCTCGAGTGGTGCGAATCTCCATAGTAATACTTACCATCTCGAAAGGAGACCAGTGACCATGCTTGATAAGGTATCGCAGTAGTCGTGGTGCACTCTCGTGGTGGTTTTGATTCTCTGGGTTACTCACCCGTGCTGCATAGGCTACCAACTCTTCTGCGGTATGGCAACCTGTTGCAATGTTAGGCTTTGTAAGCCCTACTAATTCTACTCTACTCATTTCGCTGTAATCCTCTGTTCGTAGTCAGCAAGAGACTCATCCCACCAATCGGGACGCTCTCGGTGTGACCAACTGGCAAAAGTAGCCTTGTCAAGATGATAATAGTCACGGTAAGACTGTATTGGATCATCGTAGTTCTTGAGGATCTCAGGCATCGCAAGTCCAAACGTGGTGAACCCCACTCGTTTAATATTGACTGGGTCGGGTAGTTTGTTGACGACTTGCCAGAACGATTTGTGTTCTTTGCCATATCGGTATCTAAATTCCTCTGCTAGAGCATGGGCATAACACCATGTCCACTCGTAGTTGTCTAACGATGATCTTGTCCATATCGTGCAGGGATGATTGTACATCATACCAAGATATGGGGTTAGTTGTCTTTCCTCCGGCTTGAGAGGCTTCTCAAGTTTTTTGTATTCATTGAGTACTGCGGCTTCGTCTTTCTCGAGAGCACGAGGTACAAATCCGAGTAGAGTATCTACCCATATCGCAGTACATAAAAGCTGTGCAGCCTCGAGTATCATCTTGTTAACGTGCTTGTCAACGTGATACTCGGCGCACTTATCCAAATCTTTGTCAAGGTAAAATAAATTCATGTAAGTATTATACTCGTTTCAGGACTAAATGTCAAGAAGTTTATCGTAGTTTGCTCAGTATAAAACTTGGATCTGTATACATATAGGGATCCTTCTCATGATTGTCTTCTTTTCCTTCCTCGATGAACCAGTCAGTGATATGCCCATTTTCTACTACTGCTGCATATCTCCAAGAGCGTCGGCCAAAGCCAAGATTATCTTTGTCTACAATCATTTGCATTTCTTCTGTAAACTTTGCGTTACCATCAGGAATTACTTGTATGTGCTCGAGGTTTTGGTCTTTTGCCCACGAGTTGCATACGAATGCATCGTTTACTGTGAAGCAGTAGATTGCATCAATACCAAGCTCAAAGAATTGGGGTGCAAGTCGCTCAAACTCTGGTAGTTGGTAGGTGGAACAGGTTGGCGTGAAAGCGCCTGGCAGGGAGAACATTAATACTCGCTCTCCTGCAAATAAATCCCATGTAGTTATGGGAAGCCACTCGAAGTTTCCGTCATTCAGAATTCGAGTTTGAAATGTTGTAGAAGGTACCATGTCTGGTAATGAACGCCAGTAGCCTTTCTCTTCGTACTGAGCGCGTTCGTGTTCTGTGCAATAAATAGTCATTTATGCCTCACTGTAGGTTAGGTTTAAATCTGCGTGATGTTGTTCATCGCGTCGAATATAACGAACCATGTCAGACAGCTTAGCTTCTGGAAGCAGGTCGTAGTAGTCAATCGCGATCTGTGGTGCAGGTACATCTTCGATGCGTCCTGCTTCAATCTCTGCGAGGTAATCAGTATAGCTTCGTACTGCTTCCTCTTCAAAATAATGTATCATAAGATGCGCTGTACTTGGTGCAAATATGTACATTACTAGATAATAGTGCCAGAATATCAACTGTGCCAGTACGATGAGACCCCGCTCCAGCTTTGTAGGCTGCACTATTTCCATGAAAAACATAAGATGCTTACGTTCGTTTTCTGCTTCCGCAAGCATCTCATGAATCTTACTGCCTTGTCCTTTCTTCAAGCCGCGAAGGCTTGATAAATGTGTTAGCATTCCAGCAACCATTCCAGGCACACCTGCAACAGTTTCCAGAACTATAGCTCTGTGACCGTATCGCTTACGAAAGAACATATCTGCCGTAAAGCGAAAAAACTTTGTCATAGACTTTGCTACAATTTTATTAGACATTCTCAAGTCTTGCCATTAATCTTTCGGCTCGATTTCCAACTTGGCGATGCCAAAGTGAGTCTCGGCCTTCTACTCCTGCTGTAGTCCAGTCACCTACTTCAAGTGCGGCATTGAACTTCTTAAACTTCGAGAGACGAGGACGTCCAAGATTGAACATCATATTTACGAGTATCTCTTGTACTTCACCTGGAAAAGCACACCATACGTCTGCTCCGTAGAGTGCTACACACTCACTTACAGCCACATCGAGATCGCTGTTAAAACACTCAATGACTCGCTCGACAGAAACTGGCTCTCCGACTTCGTATCCGTGCTCTGGATCTGACTCAAGCACGAGATGTCCCACTCCGAAGGTCTTGTACCCAAGATGGTCCAAATAAATTTCATAGACGACTCCCTCATCAATCTTTAACTGTTCATATACAGATTCTTTGTTCATTATATTGCTCCAAACTCTGAAAAAATCAAAGCTATCGTGGCGATTGTCCACATTATAAGAAAATAGTTTCCATATCTATTTACTGGATTCCATATGCTGTTGTTTCTTATTTTCATTACTTCTGGTTCTCTGTTGCCCTTTTTGAGGGTCTGTTTGTTAGAGCAACTTGGATAAAGGCGTCGCTCCTATAAGCCTTCTTCATCATCTACTTCGAGAACACCCGTGTCGATTAGATACTGTACTGTATTCTCTATGCCCTCTCGTCTTCCAAGATGGAAGGCCGTTTGAGATCCTCCCCAGAGGCAAACCGCAAACACGATGGCGGCTGTGGTGTAATCAAGCATACAAATCTCCTATGTAATTTCGTAGATGTGTATATTATACTGAAAAACGGAACGCATGTCAAGAAATTTTTTCAGTCATGTCACTCATAACTACCATTCATATTTTGCTACCAAAGAAAAATATTTCTTGACTTTCGATGGAATATCACCTATAATATACAACATGAAAGAATATCAGAAGAAACCTTGGACTCACGAAGAGCGTAACCTCCTCCGCAATCAATATTATTGCAAGGACGAAGAAGAGCTTCTCGAAATGTTTCCAGGGCGTTCAATGAATAGTATTCGTAAACAAGTAAGCTATCTACGCAAACGTGGGTGGTCTTTTATTCGCAAAGGAGTTTTTTAAATGGCAAAGAAGAAAAGAATGGGTAAGTCAAACACTACAAGCCAAGGTCTGCGTCGAAGCAGTACAGGCTGTCGTATGCTTACTCCAATTCAACGTCTACGCAACCAGCAAGAAGCATGGTTGAAAGGTAAGCGTGTTATGCTAGTCATTGACGCTGCTGGTAACAAAGCAGAAGCTCAAGCTGTATGGGGATTACCTCCCATGCTTCGTAAAAAGGAACGTAATGCCGAAAGTTAAGGTAAGAAACAATAATGTTGAGTCAGCACTGAGAGTTTTCAAAAAGAAGTGTACTGACATAGTATGGGAGTACCGCCAACGTGGTGAGTACGTACCAAAATCAGAAAAACGGCGGTTAGCAAAGAAAGCCGCCATCGCTAGGAGTAAGAGGAAAAAGAATGGGAACAATACCAAGCAATTTTGAACTTGCAGGCGACTTCATGGAGGCGTTTGGCCAGGATGTACAAGTTCATCCTACTTGGCCAGACTTCAGTACCCGTGAATTACGCCTCGAACTAATCAGAGAAGAGTATGAAGAACTTGAAGAAGCTATTGAAAATCGTGACCTCGTGGAGGTTGCCGACGCTCTTACAGATCTGTTATATGTTATCTATGGGGCTGGTCATTCATTCGGGATTGCCC